ATCCGCAAGGCTGCCAAGCAGTTCGCCGACTACAACGGCATTCAGGTACAGGCCATGTTCCCGGCACTGGGAATTGCGCTGCGGGAAGCCCGAAAGGTTGAAGCAGCCAAGAAGGCCCAGTCGAAGAAGGTGAGCAACGTGCGCAAGCAGGCCGTGGACCTGGAGACCGCCGCTCCGGACGAGCGCATCAGCGTTCCGACTCCGGTGAGCAACACCACCGACGCCGAGGCCCAGGCTTCTCAGTTCGATGAGTCGGGCTGGGACAACAATGCCGGTAAGGACATCACTGATCCTGACCTGTCCACCGGCCAGAACTTCGCTCCGGGCCAGGCCCCGAAGACGAGCAAGAAGGCCGACGGCATTCTGGCTATCCGCTGCGCGGAGGCCATGATCGCCGCCGGTCTCGAACCGAACACCCGTGAGCGGAAGTATCAGCTTGCCGGTGAGTACAGCACCATGAGCCGTGGGTTGATCCTGGACCGCACCGCTCTGGCTGAACGGTTCGCAATGGTCCGCCAGGCGGATCGCCAGCAGAAGGTCGCCAGCGGAAGTACTCGCGGGGCCGTTTCGTCGCCAATCCCAGCAGGACTCGGCCAGGGCGGAAACATGCGCCAGGCCAACGTTCAGCGGAGCGCGGCAAACCAGAACAACCCCGAAAACGACGCTCTCCTGTTCGGCTAAGCGCCGACTGCGTCACCAAAAACGAGTATTTGAGAGGAGTTGAAGTAACGTGTTTCGTCCGCCATTGAGCAACCCCGCACAGAAGCGCACCCTGCGCCCTCTGTACGCACAGCACCAGGCTACCCCCTGGGGCGGGTTCCTTGACCCCGATCTGGACGTCGACTTCGACATCTACCCCGGCACCGTCATGCAGCGCGTCTACGGCGAGGTTTTCGCGCCGTACACCGGAGCTGCTGGCACCGTGCCGTTCGGCCTGAGCGCCCTGTTCGTCAACACGGGCGGGTACAACGGCCACGAGGTCAACGAGGTGACCGGCAGCGGTACCGGTCTGTACACGGTGTGGGTCGGAGGCCCGGACGCCGTGTTCGAAATCCTCGCCCCCGCATTCGACACAGAGGCCGATTGGCCCGAGGTCACCGGTCCCGGCAACTACATGCTGACCGCCAACAGCAAGGGTCAGCTGACCCCGGCAGGCGTGAACGCAAAGAACGCGATTGCGACTCTGATCGACATTCCGTCGACGGACAAGATCGTGGTCAGCCTGAACCGCTACGACTTCGCGGCGACCGGCGGAACCCTGGAAGGTGGTAGCTAACCATCATGAGTGGACTTCCAGTCGCAGCAGGCAGCGGCCTCGGTCGCTTCGCCAAGGCATCCGACGACTACGTGGCAGACATTGTTGCTGCCAAGCGCCGTCTCGGCAATCGCAAGCTCTCCGCTCAGGAGAAGCAGGCCAAGCTGATGCACATCCTCAGCGACAAGACCGGCGGCATTCAGCGCCTCGGTCAGTCGATGATCGGACCGATTCAGCTCCAGCTCCGCTACCAGGGCATCCTGCGTAACGTCCTCCTGGAGGACACGCTGACGCCGGGCATCCCGATCCAGTACGACGTGCTGGACGACCTCGGCCAGGCGTACATGCTCCACGGCAACGAGGGTGAAGTCAAGATCACCCCGTTCGAGGGCAAGCGCGTCGAGGTGCAGCTCTTCCGTATCGCCTCCTTCCCGGAGATCAAGAAGGAAGACCTGTACTACCTGCGCTCCAACATCGTGGAGTACACGCAGGACATGACCAAGCAGGCCATCATGCGCCAGGAGGACTCGCGCCTCGTGACGCTGCTGGAAGCTGCGGCGATCTCCTACCGCGTGGTCGACGCCAGCGCCGTGCCGGGTCCGGGTGGAGGTGCTCTCCCCAACGAGATCACCATCGCCGGTACCCACCTGATGCCGGACGATCTGTACACCGCCGTCACCTACACCGACCAGCGTCAGCTGGACAGCTCGCGCCTGCTGGCTAACCCCCAGGAATACCGCGACCTGTACCGGTGGGACATCAACACCACCGGTTGGGCCTTCAAGGACTCCGTGGTTGCTGGCGAGCGTATCGTCCAGTTCGGTGAGTTCCAGATCGGCAAATCGATCATCATCCCTCGCGGCACGGTCTACCTGACCCCTGAGCCCCAGTTCCTGGGTGTCTTCCCGGTCATGTACTCGCTGGACGTCGAGGAGAACAACACCGTGGCCAAGTTCCACAAGGGCTGGGTCATGGACGAGCTGGTCGGTATGGCCGTGCTCAACCCGAGGGGCATCGTGATTTTGCGCAAGGCGTGAGACCACCGCACCAACGGTTAAACCTTAACACAGAGGCCCGTCACCTGCAAAGGTGGCGGGTTTTCTGTTGCGCACACGCTTTCATGACAATCCTTAATCTAGGGGTTCGGAACAGGCATACTCGCAAGTTCTTCCTTAACCAAGGCGGACATACGATATGCTTACTCCATGAAGTCCTGCGAGATTTGCGACAAGCCTCACGACCGCACCGCACGCACCTGCTCCACCGAGTGTGGCAAGAAACTGCGTGCCCAGGCGATGAAGAAGTCCTACGCCGACAACGGGTCGTGGCTGACCGCTACGTGCGCTCGACGGGAATGTGGCCAGGAGTTCCGGCATCGCCGCAGTAAGCCCCAGCAGTTCTGCTCCAAGACCTGCTACAACCAGATGACTCATGAGGCTGCTGTGGTATCTCGCACCTGCGGAGAGTGTGGACAGACCATGACTGCTTTCAGGCGACAGGATCAGCAGTTCTGCTCGACGGTGTGTCGAAACCGCAATACTGCCGCCAAGCGCACCAGGAACTACCCTGAGTGCCGAATCTGCGGTATCTCCACCGGCTCGTACAACCGAACCTTCTGTAGTGAGCACCGACCCACGCCAGGACGCGCCGCTCAGCCTCGTCTGGAAGCTGTCTGCCTGGGTTGCGGGGAACCGTTCTCGCGTCCCGCGCACTGGCAGGGCAAGCTCAAGTACTGTTCGAATGCCTGCAGTCATCGTCAGGTCAAGAAGGTCCGCGACAAGTTCATCGCCGACCTCCCCATCGGCGCGGTCGTCTTCCACAGCATGTGGGAAGTCCGTTTCGTCGCTGCCTGTGAGCGCTTCAACGTCCCGTGGCGCTCCTACGACGGTCCCGACATCGACACCTCAGCGGGCACCTATCGCCCCGACTTCATCGTCAACGACGACACCGTCATCGACGTCAAGGGTTGGTTGCGCCCGGAGTCCGAGGTCAAATATCGCGAAGCGGGGATTCACCTGGTCAGCCGGGAGGACCTGCTGGAGTTCGAGCGCTCAGGAGTGCTTTCGGTCCTGTGACCTCCCTCAATAGGTAGATACGAGGGAGAAACACAGATGGCCCTGTGGACCGACGCTAGCGGTGCATCCTGGCGCTTCAGCAGCATCAACCAAACCTGGGAGCGTGAAGCGTCTCCGGGCATGTGGGTGATTACCCCGTTGCCTTCGGAGGGCCTGCGCCTGGTGCCGACAGAGACCTCAGGGGATAACGTCCGGATCATCGAGACCATGGGGCCTCAAGGTCCCGTCGGTCCGCAAGGTCCTCCGGGCACCCCTGGTGGCCCCGTCGGCCCTCAGGGGCCTATCGGTCTTCCGGGAGCACCTGGCATTCGTGGACCTAAGGGCGACAAGGGCGACAAGGGTGACCGTGGTGCAGCCGGGTCCAACGGCGCAACCGGTCCTCAAGGCCCGCGTGGTATGCCGGGCTTCCCCGGCGACAAGGGTCCTCGCGGTGACCTCGGACCCACAGGACCCGCAGGCCCCATCGGCCCACGGGGGCCTCAGGGCGTCGCTGGCCCAACCGGCGTGGGTGTTCCCGGTCCCGCTGGAGCAACCGGACCCACGGGCCAACAGGGACCCTCCGGAGCACGCGGCCTGACTGGACTCACCGGACCCGCAGGCCCCACAGGCGCTACCGGACCTCAGGGACCCCAGGGCAACACTGGTGCCAAGGGGGCCAAGGGTGACACTGGAGCCACGGGTGCCACCGGTCCTGCTGGGCCGACCGGACCGACTGGACCGCAGGGCCCCGGTGCCGATGCGGCTCAAGCGGCTGCCGATGCGGCTCAGGCCACAGCCGACACCGCTGCCAACTCCGCTGCAGCGGCCAGCACCTTCGCCGCCAGCGCGCTCACAGCGGCCAACACCGCTCAGTCGACGGCGGACAGCAAGTACACCAAGCCTGGCACGGGCGTCCCGGTCGCAGACTTGGAGACTGCTGCCCAGACCAATCTGACCAAGGCCAGCACGGCCTACCAGAAGCCTGGCGGCGGCGTCCCCGCTGTCGACCTCGCTGCTGCTGTGCAGACCTCCTTGGGTCTGGCCAACACCGCCTACCAGAAGCCCGGTGGTGGCATCCCGTACTCCGACCTCGTGGCAAAGAGCACGGCCAGGCCAGTCGTGGATATCCGCGACTACATCACCACCGGCAACACGTTCAACCTGACTGCCGTGGTGGCAGCCATGGAGGCCAGCGGTGGATATTGCTACGTCCCTCCGGGAAACTGGACCCCCACCACGTACAACGTCGGCCTGAACAACACAGCGGTTTCTGGTGGCAGCTACTACCAGAGCCTGAACACCTACGTCTTCAAGGGCGCGGGAAAGACATCGCGCATCATGTTCCCAACGGGCATGACCAGCACGGACTACCTGTTCCTGGCCAACTCCACCTCCACCAACGACTTCAACACCCACTGGAAAGTGGTTTTCGAGGATGTCGGATTCTCGGGGGCGAACTCTCCCAACGGCTCTCTGATCAAGCTGTACCAGCGGTCGGTCCGGGCCACCCGCATCAATCTGACCACCATGCTCAATGGGTTCGTCAGTGCCGGATACAGCGACTTCACGAGTCTGAGCCAGATCAGCGCCGACACCATCACGGGATGGGTCTATCAGGGCACCGGCAACGGTGACGGATACGTGTTCGATCAGATCATGGCCTACGCCTGCCCTGGCATCAGCTTGAACAACTGCCTCGGAGCGACAGTGCGGGGCTGCATCTCGGGTTGGCACCAGTTCGTCAGTTCGGACGTGGTCCTGGAAGGTAACCACATCGAGGGCGACGGCACCACGTCGTCCACGGCAAACTTCCTGATCAAGGGGTCCAACGTCGCGGTGCGCAGCGGTTACTACGAGGCACGCAAGTACCGCCCCACGTTCCAGATCGATGACGTCAACGATACACTGAACAGCCGGGTGATCTTCAGTCGTCATGTCCGTTTCACTCAGCGTCTGGACGACCCCGCCAGCACCTATGGCGCGCTCCGCAACACCGACGTCGACATTCAGAGCTTGGGCAAGCAGGGTGAGATCACCTTCGAAAGCGCCAGGTCGGTGGTGTTCGGCTCTTCCACGGCCAAGCCTGGATTCCAATCGGGCACTTTCCTGATTCCGAATGTCACTTCCACCGGAGCCTCCTCCAACGCGACGAACATCGCCGCCGCGCTGACGGCAGCTCCCCTGCGCGTGGGGTCGGACTTCACCATCAAGTACCTGCAGGCTGCGTGGGCCATCGTGCCCAACAACGGCCAGCCCATCCCCACCACGGCGTACAGCCAGCCGTTCGGCAGCGCCACAGCGTGGGCGATGTCTGCCGGTGGGTACAGCACCACCCTGACTGCTGCGACCTACTACTACAAAATCTGGGTCCGAGACATGGTGACCCGGCTGTCAGCGTCGTCGGCGGAGTTCTCGGTGACGGTTGACGGCACCACCACGATGCCACAGCTGATTCTCAACGCCATGGGTCCACACTCGCAGGTTCGCATCGTGCGTGGCACCGCGTCGGGTACCTACACGCAGTGGGCGCAGGTGGCCGCATCCGGCTCCCTGCAATACCTCTGGGACCAGGGGTCGCACATCGGTGGCACAGCCTGGGCGGCGTGGTCGGGCACCCCGGCCATCCCTGCCGCCGTGGGCGGACAGACCCGCAACGGCCTGTGGTATCCGGAGAATGGCCGGTCGGTATTCCAGCAGAGCAGCATCCCCACCGACGGCCAGTGGCTGGCTGGCGACCTGTGCTGGAACACCTCGGGTGTTGGCCCGACCGGCTGGAAGTGCGTCACGGGCGGCTCTCCGGGTGTCTGGGTACCCCTGGTTGCGCAATCTGTTGTCGCCAAGACAACGTCTTACACGGCGACAGCTGCTGACCAGATCATCTTGTGCAACGCCACCAGTGGTGCAATCACCATCGGCTCTCCCCCGGCAGCGTCGGTGCCCGGCCAGGTGTACACCATCAAGAAGACTGACTCTTCAGCCAATGCGGTGACTTTCGACCCCAACGCCTCTGAAACGATCGACGCCGCGTCGACCAAAGCTGTCACGACGCAGAACGCCGTCATGAATGTCATCTCTGACGGAACACAGTGGTGGGCCATCACTTGACATTCCTTCCAGGAGCTGCAATACTTGTATCAGCACCCACGAGAAAGAGGTCACCATGACCACGCAGAACCGCACCGTAACTCTCCAGGTCGGCCCCTTCATCTTCACCCGGTGGGACGAGAACGTCTGGGTTGAAGCCCAGGGTCGTTTCCGTCTGGAGCGCCAGGAGTTTGACTCCGACGACGACCTGATCTCCTACGACTGGGGCGTCTGGGACACCCTGACCGAGGACTGGGCCCACCCGCAGACCGGATACGCCCGCAAGCAGCAGGCGCTGGACGCCTTCCTGGGTGCTCGGGAGGAGGTGTGACATGGTTCTTTCAAGCGGCTATGAGTATGACGGCGGCAAGTTCACCCGTGCAGAACTGAAGGCGCGAGTCGAGGGCGAGATCGCTGACCTGGACGAAGGCCAGTGGTTCGGCGGTGACTTCCAGTTCAACGAGTGGCTCGGCGACTCGATCGCCACCGGTTCGGTGAAGCGGGTCAGCCTGTAAGACACCTGGTGGGCTCTCCTAATTGATAGAAGGGAGAGCCCACACCCATGCGTACTTTCGTATCCGCTCGTGACCAGGCCACCATGTCGAATGCGTGGTTGCGTCAGGCCCTGGACATGGACCCGCGCGCTCATGCTCCCGGTGGCCGAGGCGGCGACACTTCCGCATACGGACACCAGACCCCGCGCCCCAACCCGGCAGCCGAAGACGCCCCGTGGATGAAGAGCGACTGGCGTGGAGCCACCGACGGCGGAGCTTTCCATTCGGACACGCGTCCTCCCATGGAGAGCGATGTCATGCACCCGTCCGAGGCCGGACTGCACCCCAAGCGCAACGCCGGGCTCATCGAGCGTGTCAACGCCTCCGAGGACCCCGTCAACGACCCGTGGGGTGTTCTGAACGGTACCGGTCGCAGCTTCGAAGACCTGGTCAACAACCACGTCTCGCACCACTTGGCTCAGACACCCGACCAGGACTACGACGGTCGCGTCTGGTACCGCGCCGCACACGACCTGACCAAGGACGTCGCCGACAAGACCCACGGCGACCACCCCCGCGTCGTGTCGACCTTCTCGGCGTTCAGCCCGCGCAAGTCCTGGGACGAGAACATCGAGCACGGCACGCACTTCGCGGCCAACTACGACGGCTCCAATCCGGACTTCACCATGCCGACCCTGAGCGGCCAGGTCAACGACGCCAAGCGCATCTACCACGGTGAGGACCCCCGCACGGTACTCGGTGGCCCGAAAACCAAGGCCTTCTTCAGCAACATCATGGACCCCGCCGACTTCCGTCCCCCGCGTCCCGGCGTGGAAGACGACAACGGGTACTACGAGCACCCGGTCAACCCGTACAGCGGTGAACCGGACTGGCGCATGCATCCCGACCAGGCCACCACGGTGGACACTCACCACGCCCGGCTGCAGATGACCCCACATGGGGCCGACCTGTCGAACGCGGTTTACTCCACCCCTGAGCACTTCACCAAGCTCAATGACATGAGCATCGGCGGCAAGCGCCAGGACCTGGCCTACGATCTGCATGCTCGGGCGTCCTGGGAGGCCACACGCCGCATCAACGAGATGCAGCAGGACCCCGGTAAGCACCAGGTGCCGAAGCAGACTCAGGCTGGCCCCTGGGGCAAGTTCAAGGCCGACGTAGATGCTGCTGGCCGTGGTGCTGGCTCCGTAGCCCCCGGTGAGCGCCCCAAGGGTCTGCAGAAGGTCCTGGACGCCCCGAAGAACCGTGGCCGCGATCCACAACAGGTCGAGCAGGAGTGGGGCACGAAGAACCCGCTCAATAACCCAATCCCGCGTTACCAGCAGGGCGACCCCGGTGAGTGGCAAGACCCACGGCGTCCGGAGATGCCGCCACCGAGCCAGTGGCGACACAAGCGCAACCTGCCGCCGGTCCAAGGATCGCTGCACACCGCCCTGGTGCACGGCGGCGTCTGGGACAAATGGCTACGCGGGTGGGTTAGCCAGCATCCTCGCGAGAACGGCGATGCCGCGATGGCCATGCAGGCTCACATGGCGGCGTTCGAGGTCCCCGTCCATTCGGTTCAGGACACCTTGTCCATGGTTGCCGGTCTACTGAAGTAAGGAGAGCACGACATGACGATGAAGGTTGAACAGCACTACGGTGCGCCACCGGAGTACCCCACTGCCAACATGGTGCCCAAGGAGTTCTGGCGCTCCAGCGCGCCCGGCAACCCGGCCAACACGCAGACGATCACCATCGAGACCCCCACGGGCCCGGTGAAGAAGACCGTCGTGCGCGGCTGGACCAAGCCGGTGAAGTTCGAGTCGGACCCAGGTGACGTGTAATGAGCCTGGTCATCCCGAACTCTCCGAGCAGTACCCCGCCCCCGATCGTCACGATCGCGGAGGGGTCTGGAGAGCTGCCCAACCCCGGCGACCACAGCCTGGAGGACGGCAACGCCTTCAACAAGCGGACCAACGTTCCAGTGACCGAGGAGCAGGGCATCGACAACGACGCCCTGGCAGCCCCGCCGTACGTCTCGGTGACCGCTGAGGATCGCGTGAAGGCTCCCAAGGGCAACCCGGCCTGGAAGCCCAAGCAGCTCATCGAAGTGGCTCGCACGAGCGACCGTGAGTTGTCCCACATCGTCGCGGCTCAGCAGCAGGACGATGGTGCTTAGTGGTGGTTTGATCTGCTACGATTAAGGCCTTCCCGTGGGTGGGAAGCGGGCGAAAGCCCCACTTGCTAAGCTGATCTGCATCAGCGAAGCACAAGCACCCCCGGTCCTCGGACCGGGGGTGTTTTGTATCTCCGGGACCGGATATTTCAGGTGAATCACAGTTGCCAATGTTGCGCAAACCGTGTAGAAGACGCACAATATCCGTATAGAGGAAACTCAAACGAGTTTCCGAAACGAAGGAGACCGGCATGGACACCTACATGGTGACGCTCGCCGATCGTGAAGGTCGGGACCAGCGGGTGATTGTTAGCGCCCCGGAAGGCGACAGCCCCGAGGACATCGCTAACTTCATCCTTGATCCAGCCACCCGTGGCACCAAGGGAGAAGCTGTGCTCCCCAACGCCCGTGTGATCGGCATCCGCAAGCTGCACATCAAGCGCCCCGTGCGTGGAACCGTGATGCCCACGGTGAACAAGGCAGCCGTCTAACCAGTAACCCTGTCACCGCCCTCCCGTCTGCCCTGAAGAGGTAGCAGATAGGAGGGCGGTTTCGTGTCCGTAGAGCTGGTGTATGAGCTGGAGCAGGACCCTGACGGGTATGCGCCGCGCCCGGACCTCTACGCCCGTAACCTGACCCGGCAGCCGATCACCTTCAACCTGGGGCGTATCCGCTGGCAGCTGCAGCCCAAGGGTGACCCGGACTCCATTCAGCCGCTGCCGTGGACTGTCGCCAAGTCTCCCGGCTTCACCCGATTGTGGACGCGCGGGTACGCCGAGGTCTCGCTAGACCCGGACTTCGCCGAGCTGATCACCGAGCTTCCGGCTGCCAAGCCGTTCGCTCCGTACGTGCACACCCAGAACACCCCGCAGTCGGTCACGGTCATCCCGCATGATCTGAATCGGACCGGACCGGTGAAGGTCGTTATGTTCAGCCTGGACGGCAACACCGAGTACACCGATTTCTTCACCGAGATGATCACCCCCAACACCTGTCGGGTCTCCACCGATGACCCACTCACCTTCGTCGCCACCGTGTTCTAGGAGATAGCAAACACATGACTGCACGCCTGTCCGCTTCCCAGAAGGACATGAACAGCAAGAAGATCGTCAACCTGGGTGCACCTAGCAATCCTAACGATGCTGCTCGCAAGACCGACGTCGACACGTCGTACACCAACGCCATCAGCCGCGCCAACCACACCGGCACCCAGACGGCGTCGACCATCAGCAACTTCGACACCCAGGTCCGCACCAGTCGCCTGGATCAGATGGCCACCCCGACCAACCCGGTCGGCATGGGCTCTCAGCGTCTGACCTCGGTGGCTGACCCGACCAGCGCTCAGGACGCCGCCACCCGCGCTTATGTGGACGCGCAGCTGACCGGTCTGGTGTCCGGGCAGACCCCCAAGGGCACCGTTCGTGTGGCGTCGACCGCCAACGTCAACATCGCCACGCCGGGCACCACGGTCGACGGCGTCACCATGACCAACGGTGATCTCGTCCTGCTGACTGCCCAGACCACCGGCAGCCAGAACGGCTCGTACATCTTCAATGGTTCGGCTACCGCGATGACCCGCGCAGCCAACTGGGACACCTCGGGTGAGGCCGTCCTGGGCTCCTACTGGATCGTCCGCGAGGGCACCAAGGCCGACAACTTCGCCCTGATGACCAACGGCAGCTTCACGTTGGGCACCGACACCATGGCTGTCGTGTTCATTAGCAGCACCCCGGCGGGCACCGCTCCGTATGAACTGGACCTGGGTGACGGTTCGGCCACATCCTTCACCGTGACGCACAACTTCGGCACCAAGGCCGTCGGCGTCGCCGTGTTCCGCAACGCCAGCCCATACGACGAGGTCGACGTGTACGTGGCGCGTCCAACCATCAACACCATCTCCGTCGAGCCGGACGAGGTCTGGTCGTCCAACCAGTACCACTGTGTCGTCTGGAAGGCCAAGGGCTGATCATCGCAGCTGACACAGCAAAGGCGACCACATGACAGCAAAGTCTGTTTCCAGCCAGATCAAGGTTCCCCTCACCCCGACCAACGCCGCCCACGCCACCAGCAAGCAGTACGTGGACGGAACCACGAAGACAGCGGCGGTCCCGGTGTGGTTCGAGATTCATGCCACGTACGCCGTCAGGGCTGTGGGGTACGGCGACAACCAGATGGGTCTCACCATCCCTGCGGCATTCACCCTGACCGAGATCGTTTACCGAGGCATCAGCGCAGACGCCAGCGGTTCAACCACGGTCGAGGTGCGCCGCAACGGCTCCACCATCACCGGCTCCTCGCTGTCTGTTACGGCAGCCAATCAGTGGACCTACGGCAGCAATGTTCGCGTCACAGGCTTGTCCCAGGCGATTAGCGCTGGCGACGTCCTGCGTCCCTACATCTCAGCCATCGGCACCACACCCGGAGCAGGCTTCAGCGCGGTGCTGGTCGGCACCGTGAATGTGACGGCGTCCTGATGCCGTTCGGTTTGCTCAGGCCGGTCAAGGCCCCGCCTCCGGTGTTCCTGGCTTCCGGCTCGGGAACGACAACCACGGGCGGCTCGAACATGAGCCCCACGTGCACGCTGGTGGTCGCTCAAACCGGCGGTGCCATCGTCGCGCTGACCGGTCGACACACCAACTGGAACAACACGTACACCGCCAAGACCGTCACCAGCAACCTCGGCTCGGTGTTCACTGAGATTCCCAGCTCCGACACGGTGCGCGGCCCGTCCGGGCAGCGGCGGGGTCACGTCATCCTGTTCTACTGCCAAGACCCCGTATTGGGCACCCACACACTCACCGGCAACATTCAGGCTTCGCAGGCGTTCACTCGGGCGAACGTTCTGGCGGCGTTCTACGGCAACGTCGTCGGCTACCAGAACCTGGCCACGCAGACCACCACCGGTAGCGCGACAGTGAACCTGTCCATTACTTCGACAGCGGGCAACATGCCCTTCATCGGCGTCACCGCTGGTGGTGCCGAGACCGGATGGAACTGGAACAACCGCGAGACCCAGGACAGCGACAACAACCTGATCGGCGACCGTGGCGTCACCGCCGTCACGGGAGCCGTGTCGTTTACCACCAGCAGCTCTCAGAGTGTCGCAGCAGCTGGTGTTGATCTCATCGCTGCCTGATCCTGCCAACCTCCTTCGCAGCACCGTGAATGGATGAAGCCTGCGGGCTTCGCCCCTCAAGTGAAGGAGACCGAGGTGACCACACCTACTGCGCAGCGGAAGTCCCTGCGTGCACTGCGTGAATCGAACGGCACGCTGTTCGCCAAGAACAACACCCCGCACAAGATCACGTGCAACACCGACACCATCAGCTTTGAACTGGAGCCCGCCGGTCGCGACGACTCCATCCGCATCGTCCCGAAGGAGTGCCTTAACGTCCCCGGCTTTCAGCGCCTGTGGATGAAGAAGCACGTCACCATCTCCGACGACGAGGACATGGAGAACGAGATCACTCTTCTCATGGGTGGCCAGATCGAACAGGCCCCGAAGGCGCAGGTCCAGAACGAGGACGGCACCTGGAGCAACGTCGAGCCGCAGATTCTGCAGCCGCAGGGCAAGAACAGCCTTTCGGTCGACATCGACAACGATCCGACCAGCCGCACCTACGGTCAGACCGTCCAGCCGCGCTGCATCATCGGTGGCGAGTCCATCTTCCAGACCGAGCAGGAGCGCGCTGAAGGTGCGCCGCCGCTGTGCCCAGAGCACCAGAGCGAAGCCTGGCGCGTGGTGTCGACGCCACAAGCCGACAACAGCTGGACGCACCAGCTGTCGTCCATCCAGCCCACCGTGAAGAGCAATCTTCCAGCGGGCGGGTAACCCCGAAGGAGATAAACCAGCATGGCAGGAACAGACCGTCCCAAGCTGACTTGGCAGACCCGGCAGTTCGATCGCAACCCCGGTCGGGGAGAGACGATCCTGACTGCCGTAGCTGACCCGTCGCCAAAGGCGTTGGAAGCGGAGAACGACTCGCTGCAGCGTGCCCGCAACACCGGGCACTACCCGCCGTCGAACCCGCGTCCGGATGTCTTCGCACACCGGGATTACTACCGCAACGAGCAGGACTCGCGCTCCATCAAGAAGCGTCCTGATCTTGACGAGGGCGTGCTGTAACCCTTCCCGGCCACATGCTTCCCGGCGTGGGTAGGGCGACCCTCTACCCCGCCGGGAACTCAGCCTGACCAGAAGGAGACAGGGTGCCAACCAATTACCCCGAGGGGTTTGACGACTTCAGCGTCACTACCGCTCCGGAAGACACCCCGCTTTCTCAGGCGGGTCCCGGTGCGACGCGCAACCACCCCCAGCTTCACACTGACGAGGGTGACGCCATCGAGGCCCTGCAGCATAACGCTGCGCTCAAGGGCCACGATCACTCTGGCGACCCGGCAGACATCAGCAAGGGTGCCAAGCTCAAGCAGGTCTATACCCACGAGGAAGCCGACACCGACTCGGCGCACTCGGCCATGCACCACACCCTGGGTGAGACCGAGAATCAGGCTGCCAAGGGCAACCACGTCCACGACTACAATGACGGTTCCCGGCTACTCAATCGCCCCTACGTCATCTGCACGTCGCTGACGCGGCCAGCTGAGCCCTACAAGGGCCTGCAGATTTACGAGACCGACACCGACCGCGTGCGCGTGTGGGGCAGCTTCGCCCCCACCGAACCCGTCGCCGGGCTGAACTCGATCGACAACTTCGATCAGGGCGCAGGCGACCTCTCGCTCACCAACTGGGAAGCCGTCGAGTACGACACAGGCGACCTGACGCACGGCAAGATGGGCACCCCGGACGGCCAGAACCTGTCGTGGACCGATCAGTCTGGCTGGACCAACCGGGGATTCACCCGGCGCATCAACCCTGTCGACGCCGTCACCCAGACCGATGACCAGGTCATTACCTGGCAGACCGGCAACATCGCCATCGAAGATATCGATTCGATCTTCACCTCGCCCGCCAGCAATGACAAGTACTTCCGCATGGATGACACCAAGCAGTCGTACTGGCGTCTGGCCGTCGGCCACGATGGTGCGACCATCTACTACACCACTACCGGCAAGGCCAATGAGAAGGTTCTCGGCACCCTGCCTGGCGTCGCCGCCGGAACCGTCAACCTCGTGTGGCGGGCCCAGCTGGTGGGACGCACCTTGTCGCTGTACCGCGCTGGCGAGTTCATGGGCAGCGTGGTGGACACCCAGAACGCCTCCAACAAGGGCGCTGGCAACCGAGGCTGGGGCATCGGCATGAAGGTCGGCCAGCGAGGCTTTGGTCAGACCACCCCGGCCAACGAGCAGTGGGTCCGTATCCAGGACCTCGTCTACTACGTCGCCACCAACCGCTGGACGGTTCTGCCCGTCGGCAAGATTCCTGTGGTCCGCCTGCGCCAGTCGGCAAACCAGAAGCTGGTCTCCGCCGGTTCGCTGGTGGAGTGGAGCGACGAGCTGGAAGACGACTTCGACTTCTTCAACACGGCCAACAAGACCGACATCGTGATGAAGGAGCCCGGCCTCTACGACGTCAAGGTGGCCATCCAGTGGAACCCGTCGGTGACCCCGGACGTCGCCCACGTCGTGCTGTGCATCAACGGCATCGAGACCACCATCCGCAAGCAGCAGTTCATGCGCGGCGGCGGATTCAACCCCGGCTTCAGCCAGACACTGGACGTCAACGGCCAGCTGCGTTTCAACACCAACGACGTGCTCACTGTCAAGGTGCGCTACACCGCCAGCGGCAACATCATCGATCAGATTTTCACCTGGTTCGACAGCGCGTCCAGGATCAACAGCCGCATCGATCTCGCCTACATTCGAGTGTGACCCGTGACCATCACTGACCCTTTCAGCCCCAAGCTGCGGGACCGCGCGGTCGCACGCAAGTTCGTGTCCCAGAACAGCCGTGGCTACATGGCCATCGGCATTTTCGACGCGGGCGGCGCACCCGTCAACGCCGACGACAACACCCTGGTGGTCACCGTCTGGTTCGATGACCTCTCAGGCACCGCACCGGACCCGCGTGGCGTCCAGATCGTCACCGGCACGCCGGGCACCGGCATCGTCAACGACGGCACCGGCATGTACCACTTCGACATCGGCCCCGAGTGGACCAAGCGGGTTGGTCTGCTGCACGCCGAGTGGGCCTACAAGGTCGCCGGTACCGAGTTCACCTACCAGGACGACATGCAAATCCTGGAGCAGATGCCCTACTACGAGAGCCTGCGCCCCGAGGGCAAGATGATCGTAGAACAGGTGTCCTGGTTCTTCGGCGATATGTTCGACTCGACTGCCGGTGGCCCCTGGCTGCAGGAGAACTTTCAGACCCACTTCACCTACGAGCGCATCGCCCAGCTGAGCGCTCAGGCGGTGATGAAGTTCAACCTGCTGGGGTACCCCGTGACGGCGTACGGCATGGAGATCGAAGCCGGGATGAAGAAGATTCCCGCCAACTTCAACCAGCTCATCGTCTGGGGCACCAAGCTCGAATGCATCCGGCACCTGGCGCTGAGCTACACCGAGCAGCCCGACTTCCGGAACATGCAGGTCACCTACACCGACCGCCGCGACTACAGCGAACGCTGGTACCGCGTGCTGGAAGAAGAAGAGGCGACCTACGAGAAGGCCATCAAGATGGCCAAGCGCTCCCTGCTGAACCTGGGTCGCGGTTCGCTGCTGGTCGCTGGTGGCATCTACGGCGGCGGCATGAAGGGTGGATTCTTCATCCCCGGCCTGTACGCCCAGCAAACACGATCGTTCCGTTTCTATCCCGCTCAGTTCGCCATCACGGTCGGAAACCTGGTGGCTGGAGGTCCTGTCTAATGTGCCGAATCGTGACTGCCCGAGAGCAGGCTGAAATGTTGCTTCCCTGGGTCCGCATCGCCGCGATGACCCACCCGGACCTTGATCTTCAGCAGCACATGCACGGAACCCGGCACACCACGGGTGGCCGCATCCTGTCTGGTCACCGGGTCGCAGCTCACTTCGATGACCCGTCCGGCTGGACCTTCCACCACGCGTTCGAGCCGTCCCCGATCGCCAAGCAGGGCGCTAGCGCATACGCCTCGCTGGCCGGACTCAGCGACCCCCACAACGGCAGCATCGACTACCTGAACGCCGGGCGCGAGCCGGGTGAGCTGAAGGCTGCCGCCCAGCATTACGACTCCCTGCCGGTCTACCAGCCCGGCGCGGAGAAGCACTTCGCTGCCATGCGCGACGACCTGAACAAGCAGCACGACTTCATGACCAATCAGCTGGGCATCAACACTCAGATGGTTAACCATGATCCGTACTCGGACGTGCACGAGATGCTGCACGACATCAACAACAACAAGACGCTGAAGGTCCTCGGCACCCACGCAACCGGCGGCCACCCATTCTTCTCCAACGACGAGAATGACAAGTTCCGCGCGGTGCATGACTTCTTCGGCCATGCGGCTACCGGTCGTAGCTTCGACCGCCACGGTGAGCAGGCTGCCTACCTGGCGCACGCCCAGATGTTCTCCCCGCACGCCCGGCCCGCGCTGGCGTCGGAGACCAAGGGGCAGAACAGCTCGCTGATCTACAACGGCGGCTTCGGCCCGCAGAAGATCGCGGCCATGGCCCCGGAGCACTGGTAATGGCACGCAAAATCGTCACCGCACGTGAGCAAGCCGAGATGCTCACGCCATGGCAGCGTGAAGCCGCACCGTGGTTCTCCAAGCCCGGCGACCAGACCTACCAGGTGCCCACGAGTGACCTGCTCAAGCACCGGCAGTTCAACCCGTCTCCCAGCACCCCGGAGGACATGTTCAACACGCTGTACCGCACACCGTGGAGCAGCGACGGCGATGCGCAGCCGTACCGCAGGCCGGGTGACACCGACTTTCATTCGGGCGGCGGCGACGAAGGCAGCCGCAACTCTGACGACATCGTGGACGCGTTCGAGTCCGGTCAAGGTCACAAGCTGCCTCCGGTGGAGGTCAGCACCAATGGCGTCGGCGCGACGTTGACCGACGGTAATCACCGTGCTGAAACTGCCGACATGATGAGTCAGCCGGACATGGCCAGCTACATCAATTACAACCCGCACGCCATGGACGACGACGACTTCGAAGCGCCGGTAGACCACGACACCGCGCTGGGCAAGCACATTCAGCAGCTGGTGCAGAACCACCCGTATGAGCAGGTCGGCGACGAATACCCGACGACGCGCTACGTGTTCCGTCAGCACCCCGAGACAGGTCAATGGCAACGTGGCCGCGTCGACCACCACAGCCCTCCTCAGTACGTCAGCGATGATGACTACGCCCAGCAGATGAAGGACAGCGTCCCCGGCTACAAGCACGATGGCTTGGGCACCTATCACGATGTCGACTGGGGCAACGGCAACGAGCTGACCCATCAGCGTCACCTGCACGCGCGCCGGACGATCACGGCATCGGACGACGACTACCACATGCAGCACCGAGCACCGGGTCCTGACGGCTCCGGGTTCCCACTGCATGACATGACCGGCGAGGCCACAGGCGGCGAGCTGGGTGGAGTGCCCGCTGACTGGATGACGCACCCGCACTACTACAGCTATGGCGAGGTCAGTAAGCCTGAGACGCGCAAGGTCCAGCAGATGTACCAGCGCACCCAGGGCAACCCTGACGCGCCGGTTGACGTCTACCGGGCGCTTCCGCACGGCAAGACCAACTTCAACACTGGAGACTGGGTTACACCGTCGCTGGAGTACGCGCGCCAACACGCTCAGCACCCCGACGACCCTTCGCAGGACATGCCCGTCATCAAGAGCACCGTCCCGGCCAGTCACCTCTGGCATAACGGTGACAGCTATTACGAGATGGGCTACCACGGTCCCAGCCACCCAGGTCAGGTGGTCTGATGGCTCTACTCGATGTGCTTCCAGCGCTTACCAGTACGAATCTGACTGACGGTCGCCTGATTGATTCCGAACATCTCACCCAAGGTTCTTTGAGGCAACGGGCTTTCCCGAATCGCGCGGACGTCATCCTCGGTGAGCTTGGCGTGCCCGTTTCTTTCCCCTCTGGAATGACGGTCTCGTTCGACCATCTCAGCCATGTTCTTAGCCTGGGAGCCGAGGTTGAGGTGCTTGGGCTGGACACAGATCGGGCGGTCACAGGAGTGCAGGACGTACAGGCCGTGGGTCTCTCCGCAGTGGATGTGATACGAGACGACATGTGCTCTGTGCTGGGTCCCGCCAAAGGCCACGACGCCGTAGCCGTAGCTCTTGAGGGTGCCGCCGGTCCAATCCCAGCACCCGTCATCCGGTGGTGGACCGGGCATGTACCAGGCGAAGGCATCCTCTTCGGAGAGTCCCCTAGGTTTCCTTGGGGTGGTGCCAGCCAAGGGGTCACCGTGGCGGTAGAACCGACCGGCGTGAGAGGGACAGAACCCCCAGCGTCGGGCGGGGACGTCGCAATTGGCAACCGAGCAGTCCTTCACGAAGAGGGAGTATACCTCAAGTGAGCAGAATTGATCTAATCGAACCGTACGCCGTCCGCCTGGCGCGCCAGTCCATCCGTGACTCCCTCATGAGTCACGGTGAAGAGTGCGTCCTGATTCACCTCTGGCATGCCAACGAGGGTGAGGGTGTGCAGCCGCGCTGCCCGGCCTGCTGGAACGACATCTACAAGCAGGGCGAGCGCTTCGACTGCGAGAAGTGCTACGGAACCACGTTCGAAGGTGGGGTGAAGGACGTCCATCGAGGATGGGCCATCTTCACCGACTCCAACGACGACGAGAGCTTCACCAAGCGTGGTCTGTGGCACCCGATGGCCTCCAGTATGCACACCGAGCATGTGCCGGACCTCTGGAAGCGCGACTACGTCATTCGGGTGAACCGCTGGAGCCCTGATCATCGGGTGCTGGAAGTTGACGGCATGTACGTCATGAAGCAGGTCACCAACGAGTCGTTGCGCACCGGAAACGCCCACGGCCAGACAAGCCTAGATAGCGTCAGCCAGATCGCCGACCTGGACCGCATCTCTGACGACATGCCGATCAGCAAATTCCCTGTGATCGGTCAGCGGTTCGACCGCTACGACGGGAGGGTTCGATGAGAATCATCACTGCCCGTGAACAAGCGGAGATGCTTCTTCCGTGGAGTAGGGAATCTGGGCGTCGAGGCGATCTTCCGGAAGGAATCCGGTACGAGAACAAGGGCACAGGGGGATCGACATTTGGTTACCTCGGTGATCAAGAAATTGGTTATCTACGCCCAAGCCGTGACGAGACCCCAACCATCGACATGATTCAGGTCCACCCCGACTATCGCAGGCGTGGTGTGGGGACCGACATGTTGAATTGGCATCGGCAGAACGTGGGTCCGCTAGAGCATTCCACCAACCTGACACCTAACGGTCGAGCCTGGTCGAAGGCTCAGGGTCACGATCCCAAGAAGTGGAATCGACAGCCTCCGGATGACGGGGTGTGGGACCAATGAGTCTAGTCCCTGCCCCCTCCGAGCTGTGCGCCACACTGAGCAACCTGGCTGTCCAGCGTGCCCGCCAGGACGTCGCCGGTCGCGGCTGGAAGTCCTCCGGAGCCCTAATGCCGATCAGCGGTCAGGGTGAGGTCGGCATTCGGTCGACCATGAAGCACCTACTCTACCAAAACTCGGGTGTCAAGAGCTTCCTCATGTACTGGGCCGAGGGGCGCACGGTGCCGATGGGCTGCAAGCAGGGCGACGGACCGCACTTCGCCCGCGTCAAGCCCGGCACCGTCGGCACACCCGGCTACGTCAACATCCCTCACCGGGGGAAGGTTTGGCGTGATCAGCGCTGGAAGTACCCCGGCATCAAGCCCAAGCGATTCATCGAGGATGCGCTGGCGTCCACGATCCGTGACAACAGGCATCTGATTCAGGTGTCGCTCCTGAAAGCCATCGCCGACGACAAGAGGAACGACATCCCATGGCTGGACTAGGACCGGAATTCCGGGAGAACGCCTCCATCCCCGGAAGCACACCCGGTGGCGTGATCGAAGGCGTCAAGACCGCTGTGGTGGTGGCACTCAAGCAGGCCATCCAAGGCACGACCTTGGGCACCGACATGAGCGGTACGGACGTCTCAGTCGAGATGGAATACCCCATGGTCAAGGAGCACTACCCCGGCATTTGGGTGCAGTTCTCCTTCACCGAGTTCATGAACTCTGGCATCGGCATGGAGCTGCCGTTCAAGGAGGACAACGGCAACTGGGCGGTGCTCAAGGAGTTCCAGTTCAAGGGCACCGTGACAATGACCGTCATGGCTCTGACCAACCTGCAGCGCGACCGCATCTCCGATCAGATCGTCACCATGATGCTCTACGCCCGCGCCCCGCAGTACGTCGTCACCGATCCGAGCAAGGACACCCAGCAGTTCCGGACGCTGAGCAAGAGCCTGGCGAGCAACCCCTACATCGCCATGACCATCGACACCGACACGCTGCAGCCCGGCGGTCAGGCGATGACCCCCGGCGTGCCCTGGGACCCCGAGCTGCCCGGTTACGAGGACAGCTACAGCTTCTCGATTCTCGGTCAGGCCAACATCGTCTTCCGCCACGATGGCACTTTCTCGCTGAAAGCTATCGATGTTGGTGGTCAGAAGGTGGAACCACCAACTCGTTTCGACTGGCAATGACCCTGTGACCGTGCGGGCGAACACCACGAAGACATAGAAGGCAGGGAGAGGACCACTCAGAATGGCAATTGACTTCACGCGCTACCAGAAACCTGGTGTGTACATCGAGAACATCGGTGGCCCGCAGCTGTCTGTGCGTTCGTCCGTTCCGACCGCCGTGGCGCTGTTCGGCCAGGCCATCGGCTACCGCACCTTCACTGAGTCCATCACCATCAACCCGGATGTCGATGCCGACACCCCGGCGATGAACAAGACACTGACCCAGAAGGGCATCAAGTCGTCCACGGTGAAGGTGGTCAACCCGAACTCCGGTCAGGTCTACGTCGTCGGCACCGACTACGTCGTCACGCGCGTGAATGCCGGTGAGGACGCCACGGTCAACACCCGTGACGACACCTACACCATCCAACGCGTCATCGACGGTGGTCACATCGATCCGGGCGACATCATTCAGGTGTCCTACAACTACACCGACCCGAGCTACTTCGAGGTGTACGCGTTCTACGACTACGACGACGTCCGGGACATGTACGGTGATCCGTTCGACGCCTCGGGCAACATCCAGTCCGAACTGTCGCTGTGTGCCAAGTTCGCCTTCATCAACGGTGCCAGCACTGTCCTGACCTGCGCCGTCGACCCGGAGAACCCGGACTCGGTGACCATGGCCGACTACGCCGACGCGCTGGACAAGTTCCGTGACGAAGAGCAGATCGCCATCATCGTGCCATGCACGGGCGCGCAGGCTATTCAGGCTCTGGTGCTGCAGCACGTCACGGCGCAGTCGAACAACAAGTTCGAGCGCATGTCGATCATCGGCATGGATGGTTCGATCACCCCCGTGCAGTCGAGCACTCGTATCGCCAACGCGCAGGCGCTGGGCACCAACGGCGGCGAACGCATCGCCCTGATCAGCCCGTCGAACTTCACCTACTACGCACCGGAGCTGAACGCTCCGATCGTGGTGGGTGGCCAGTACATGGCCGCTGCCGTCGCTGGTAAGGCCGTATCGATGAACGCCGCCATGCCGCTGACCCGTAAGTCCATCAGCGGTTTCGTCGGCCCCGCCGAGGTCATGCGCGAGGGTCTGAAGAACCTGGAGTCGAGTCAGGGCCTCATGGTGGTCGAGAAGACCCGTCGCCAGCAGGTGCAGGTGCGTCACGGCGTGACCACCAACCCAACCGACCTGAACACTCGCGAGTGGTCGATCATTCGTCAGGGCGACGTCATGGTCTATCGCATCCGGGACTACCTGGACGCCGACGGCCTGATCGGCATGCCGATCTACGACGAGACGATCGTGCAGGTCAAGGCCTCCGCCGAAGCCGCCCTGACGTCTCTGGTGACCGACGAGGTTATCCGTGGCTACCAGAACCTCAAGGCTCGACAGATCGGTATCCACCCCGACGTCATCGAGGTTCGGTACGAGTGGCGTCCGGCATATCCTTTGAATTACATCGTGGTACGGTATTCCATTGCTGTAGAGACCGGAGACATCACCGTGAGTGGCGACAATACGGTGAACGGTGGCCTGTAATGCCTGTTCAGAAGGGTCACAAGTTCGGTCCGCAGTCTCCTGAGCACATCGCCAAGAGGTTTGCTAACGGAGCCGGTGCGCAGAAGGGGAAGAAGCAAACCCCGGAGCATATTGCTGCGGCTGCAGCTACTCGCATCGGCAAGAAGTTCTCTCCCGAGCGAGTTGAACAGCGCCGTACCGAGACCCAGCGACGATGGGCGGCTGGTCTCTACGACGACAAATTCAAGCGTCAGGCCAAGTTCGTGTACGCCGACGGGACGCCCATGCGGTCCAACTGGGAGCGTCTGGCTGCCGCCTTCTTCGATGGTGAAGGCCTGTCGTGGGAGTACGAGCCTCGCAAGTTCCGTCTCCCCACCGGCCAGTACTACTGGCCCGACTTCTACCTCCCCGAGCTTGACCTTTGGGTAGAAGTCAAGGGGTTCGCCACGTATAACGCTCTGGCCAAGTTCGACCTGTTCTGCGGCCTGGGATACCGAGCCGTTCTGGTGACAGGTCAAAACGACGCTGAGTTCCTAGAAGAACTGAAAGCTCAAGTGAGAGAGGACGTGGCTGCCTAATGGAGAGCAAGACACGCATTGGTGGCTCCGGTCTTACCACGATGACCTTTCGTGGAACCCGGCTGGCCTATCTGCAGACCCTGCAGGACACCCCGCCCCAGCCTGTGGCAGGCGCTCAGGTCGTTCAGGCGATCGATGATGAGACGCCTCGGGAGATCGTGACCGCACTGGCCGTCGGTGCGGGCAGCTTGCGGTTGACCTTCTACGAACTGTGGAACCAGCCTGTCTGGTCGTCGCTGCCCGGCCTGGAGGGCACCAACAACCTCCTGGACGTGCTCAAGCGTCAGATTCAGATGGGCGAGGTCACCTGCCGCAAGCTCATCAAGAGCCCTTCGGGTATCACTCGTGCCCGCGTCTACCACGGCTGTGTCATCACCGACATTGACGAGGGTGAACAGATCAACATCGGCACCATGACGCTGCCCAAGACGATCACCATGCAGTACATTAGAACAACTGTCGTGTGACAGGTCCTAGAATGCCAGGGCGTAAATGTGATTCTGGCTGCTCTTGCGGACGTCACAAGACGTCAGAAAAGCAGCGTGAAGCCGCGCGTGAGTTCAACCGCAAGGCTTGGTCTTCTGGCGTCTTTGAAGGCCGTGCAGAGAAGATCGCGGCCACTCGGGCTGCTTGGACTCCAGAGCAGAAAGCCAAGGACACCCGAAAGCGCTCAGAGGGCGTCAAGGCCAACTGGGCTGCTGGTGTGTATGACGACGTCGTCTTCCGTCCCAACGTCAGGCCACGGGTCTCTCAGCACGAGTACGCTCTAGCTCCCTACTTGGTCAAGCTGGGGTACCGGCACAACCATGATGCCTACACCTTCATCGGTCGTAAGGTCCCTGACTTCGTAGACATCGAGGGTCGTCGCGTCTTCGAGTACTTCGGCAGCTTCTGGCACCCTGATCGCTCTGAAGAGCAGCGGCTGACCGAGTACTACGCCTCCATGGGCTGGACGTGTGAGGTCCTCTGGGAGGACGACCTGTTCAAATGGCTCGCGAGCCACCAAGAACTAGTGAGTGAAGAAGAACACCAGTTCGCATGGAAGGCGGCGCACGTGAACAACGGGTACCGCAAGCCTGAGCTGGCGGTGGTCTGATGATCCGACGGATGGCGCGGCGGGAGTTTCTCCGGAACTGGCCGATCATCGGCATCGCCTTGATTCTGTGGGCAGCCACCGTCACGGTCCGGCTAGCGGTCGGGTTCGAGGTCGGACGCATTGTGGCCATGGTCATCATGTCATCCTCCATGTTCGTCGTCGGAGTCATGACCGAACGTATCCGCAGGATCAATCACGAAGAGAAGATGGAGGAGCAGCGGTGAGCTTCCCGATTCAGACACAGAGCCAGCAGTACGCGGCCTTTGACGAGGACCCTACTCGGTACGCGCAGCGTGACCGTGTGGCTGTCTTCGATGTCGAGGGCGACGTCCATGACTACCTGGTCGGTCCGTCCATTCAGGCAGGCCTGCTCGACACCCGCACAGCGGTGAACACCATGGGCATGGACCCGAACTCCCATGCCTATCACGGCGACGAGCGCGAGCTGATGCCCAGCCCGAACCCGCAGTTCGAACCGGACTACTACGGGGAAGAGTCGCCCGGCGTAGCCCAGGACGACGAGTCCGGCTACAACTGGGGACCGGAGCCCGGCCACGATCCCGGCGCAGAGCCTGGACCTGACCCGAACTTCCACGACGGCCAGCCGCTCCCGTTCGGGACGCCGACGTACCATCCCGGCGGCTCGTCTTTTAGCGCGACCCGTCATCGCACAGCCGATGATGGCGGGTCTGATCTTCCGGCATTCACGCCCAACCTCTACTCGCCGGGAGACAAGCTGGACGCCAAGTCCATGCTGCTCGGCGGTGAGCCTGAGCACTGGGTTACCGCTTTGGCGGCACCACAAGCACAACCTGCCGCTCCAGCCGCACCAGTCTGGTTGGGGCACACCTACGCGCCCGCACACCGAGTCGGTATGCCGTGGCGCGGCCAGACCCTTCCGGGGACAGTGACGCACCTGGATGGAACCAATGTCGGCGTCCGATGGGACGACGGCCAGCACTCGGTTGAGGAGCCTTCGGCTATTCACCCGCTTTACTAGTGAGGAACCAGGTAAGTGACCTACCCCAGCGATGACGTCCCAGTGGACCCCACAATCGAACCAGGCATCGCCCCACCAGCACGAAAAGGCAAGAAGAAGGCCCCGACCACCGATCACTCCGTCGTCTTCAAGGACGGCAGCGACCTGGAGGAGCCGGTGGAATTCGAAGACCGCACCATCGTCGGCGAGTTGATCGAAGACGAAGAAGAAGAGGTCGAGGAGCGCCTGACGCTGACCTTGGAGGAGCGCACTGACTTCGCCAAGCTGCTGACCGTCGGACGCCGCCGCAAGACCATCGACGTGGCCGGGCACAAGGTCACCATCCAGACCTTGACCAGCGTTGACGAGATGCGCATCGGTCTGCACACCAAGCCCTACCTGGACACTCAGGGGTTCGCCAGGGCTTATCACGTCGGCGTCTGCGCGGCGGGCATCGTGGAGATCAAGAACCAGCCGCTGTGGCAGTCACTGATGCCTGTGGAAGACCCTGACGAGGTATTTGCCAAGAACGTGGAGGCTCTGGGCGAGTTCTACCCGGTGGTCATCAGCCGCATCTACGACGCCATCATGGACCTGGAACGCGAGTTTGCCATGCTCGCCATCAAGCTGAACAAGCTGGGAGCCCCGGCAAAAAAATAACACGGCTGGACGATGAGACCGAGAGCCTCATCAGTCTGGCCTGGCATCAGGGGCTCCTGCGTCAGCACTCCCTGAACACCTTCCAGCTGTTTGCTGCCCGGTACT